GAACTAAGTTCAATACCTAAAACATTTGATGTGGTGAAAGGTGCTATGTCAGCTATTGGACTATACACTAAACTATTCAACTACAAAGAAAAAGACAATGTTATAGTATTTGATGATTGTGATTCAGTGCTACAAGATGAGCTGTCGTTGAATATATTAAAGGCCGCACTTGATAGTAAGAAGACTCGTAAAATATGTTGGAACACTGATTCATATAAGTTACGTAATGAAGGTGTACCTGATGAGTTTGAGTTTAAAGGTTCAGCAATCTTTATTACTAACATCAAGTTTGACAATATTAGAAGTAAAAAACTTAAAGATCATTTAGAAGCTGTGCAGTCAAGATGTCACTACTTAGATCTTACACTTGACACTGTGCGTGATAAATTATTACGTATCAAACAGATTGCTGGCACAGGTGCTCTGTTTCAAGACTATGATTTCTCAGGACACGAAGTTGACGAAATGTTAAACTTTATGACTGATAACCAAGATAACTTAAATGAACTAAGCCTGCGTATGGCACTTAAAATAGGCGACCTTAGAAAAGTTTCACCAGTTAGTTGGCGTGAAATGGCTGAGGTTACTTGTATGAAACGCAGATAGTTCTTTTTGTTATTCATAAAAGGGTGTTGTTGGTTGACACCCTTTCTCCTTTTAGTATATACTACATATTATGAAACAAGCATTATTACATATTAAAGATGAAGTCAACGTAAAAATTGAAGGACTTGATTTAGATGTTCGCAAAAAATTAGTGGACATGTTTAAATTTGAGATTCCAGGTGCTCGCTATATGCCCGCAGTTAGATTAGGCAGATGGGACGGCAAAGTAGGTTACTTTCAATTAGGTGGCAGTACATATATCAATCTACTAGATCAAATACTACCAGTCCTTGAACAATATAACTATGACGTTGATCTTGAAGACTATCGAGACTATGAAAGACAGTTTGAATTTACTCAGGTTACCGAAGATACATATAGTCATTTAACCTGGCCTGAAGGACATCCAATAGCAGGCGAACCAATTGTATTAAGAGATTATCAGGTTGAACTTATAAACAAGTTTTTAGCTAATCCACAATGCCTTCAAGAAATAGCAACAGGCGCAGGCAAAACGTTGATCACAGCTTCATTGAGTTCTTGTTGTGAGCCACATGGAAGAACTATTGTTATAGTACCAAATAAAAGTTTAGTTACACAAACAGAAGCTGACTATCTCAATATGGGATTAGACGTGGGCGTTTACTTTGGAGATAGAAAAGAGTTCGGACGTACACATACTATATGTACTTGGCAAAGTCTTAATATCCTACTCAAAGGATCAAGAAACCAATCAGTGGACATAACAATAGATGAGTTTATTCAAGATGTTGTCTGTGTTATGGTTGACGAAGTACACATGGCCAAAGCAGACGCATTAAAAACTTTGTTAACAGGAGTTATGAGTCAAATACCTATACGTTGGGGACTAACAGGAACTATACCCAAAGAAGAATATGAACGTATGAGTCTTAAATGTAGTATAGGTGATGTGATAGGAAAGTTATCAGCTAATGAATTACAGCAAGAAGGAGTGCTGGCTAACTGTCATGTAAATATTGCTCAACTAGTTGACCATGCAGAATATAACGGATATCAAGAAGAATTGAAATATTTGTTAGGTAACGAGGATCGATTAGAATATATAAGCAAGTTAATTACTAAAATTAAAGCTAGTGGTAATACGTTAGTGTTGGTAGATAGAATAGCACCAGGTAAGATGCTTGAGGAATTGATTCCAAATTCGGTGTTTGTATCAGGAGCAACTAAAGCACAAGCAAGGAAAGACGAATATGACGAAATTGCAACTATGGACGGTAAGGTTATTATTGCTACTTACGGTGTGGCCGCTGTGGGCATTAATATACCTAGAATTTTCAACCTCATCCTCATCGAACCTGGCAAGAGCTTCGTCAGAGTTATCCAGTCAATCGGTAGAGGTATCAGAAAAGCAGAAGATAAAGATTTTGTTCAAATCTGGGATATAACATCTACCTGCAAATTTGCTAAAAGACATTTAACAACACGCAAGAAGTTTTACAGAGAAGCCAACTATCCATTTGAAGTTGATAAAATAGAATGGAAATAACTGTTGACAGACACAACTCAGTCACTTATAATAAGGGTAATATGCAAATACTTACATTAGATAATACAAGATACGATCTAGACACACTGCCAGATGAAATAGAAGATATGCGTTTTAGCATATTAGATAATAGAGATCCAACTGATCCTGATTATCATTGGATTCCGTTGATCTTTCTAGAAAGTTTTAATTCACCAGCACTGGTCTTAAAGATAGGCGAACACACTATTAAAATGCCTGTAGATTGGCAAATATTAATTGGCGAACCTGATGTGGGTGATTTAGAAGTACTACCATTGACATCAATCAATGACAGAGGATTTAGAGCATTTCAGTTTAATAGTTTAACTGACTTTCGTCCTAGTTTCTTAGACATCGAGATAGTTGACGTTTATCAAGATGTGTCGTGGTACAGTCCCAAATTAAAGAACGGACAATTATTGGCAGTGCCATTGAACGACGGACCTAAGCCCGAGTGTTGTTATTTTGTTAAAGACATTAGTCGTAACTGTGAAATTGTTAATTATCCTTTATCGTTCTAATGGCTAATACGGATCCACTATATATTGGTAATGAAATGGCGGCCTTTGATCGTAAAGACAGAGACTACTATGACAAGTTTACTGATGAACAAAAGAAAAAGTTTTCAACATATTTGATGTTGCGTTATGGTGCTAGTGTAGGAGGTAGTGAGGACTTACAGTCCTATTACTTAATGGCAACTAACAAGTTTGTCAATAAACACTTCTTTGATTTAAACAAACATACAAAACTACAGTGGCTAATGTGTACAGCAGTTAGTCCTAACATGGGCAAGCAGTTTCATTATTGGTTAGCGGCTAAAAAGAAAGAAGGTAAATCAACAAACAAAGAAAGAAAAGTAGTTAGTGAACTATATCCAAATATGAAGTCAGATGAGATTGATATGTTGTTGTCAATGAACGATAAAAAAGCAATTAAATCATATGTAAAAGAGTTAGGATGGGATGACAAGCGAATTAAAGCAGACTTTTAAATGTAATTATTGTGAAAGATCATTTGCTAGAGAAAGTACACTAGCAGTGCATGTCTGTGAACAAAAGAAACGCTTTCAACATAAAGATGACCCTGCAAGTCGTATGGCATTTCAGAGTTATATAAAGTTCTATGAGATTGCACAAGGTTCAGCTAAATCAAAAACATTTGACGACTTTGCTACATCAGCATACTATAAAGCATTTATAAAATTTGCTAATTATTGTGTCAATGCTAGAGTTATTAACACTATTAGATTTACTGAATGGTTATTGAAAAATAACAAGCGTATAGATTATTGGGGTAGTGATAAAATATATGACGAGTTTCTTAAAGAATATATCTACAGAGAAAACGCAACAGACGCATTAACCAGAGCATTAGAAACATCACTTGACTGGAGTGAAGAAGCCGGAGCACCAAGTGAAGACTTCTTACGTCACGGTAACACTAATAAACTTTGTCAGTATATATCTTCGGGTAAGTTAACAGGATGGACTATATTTAATTGCCCAACAGGGCACGACTTGTTAGAAAACTTAAATCAAGAACAGATAGCCATGGTCTATGACTTTATTAATCCTGATCGTTGGAGCAAGATACTGCGAGACTATCCAGGAGACACAGAGTACATGAAAGAAATGTTAGGAAAAGCAGGATGGTAAAATATTCAACAGACGTAGACATAGACTTTGCAGATAGAGATGACGCACTGAAATTAGTTAAACATACTAATGCGATGCAGAAGAATGAACAAGGCATACGTCGACACAACTCAGGTGTGTATGTAACAGATATACCTTATAACCCACTAACAGATACAGCAAGTATAGATTATCAATCAGCAGAACAACGTGGTTACTTTAAGTTAGACTTTCTTAATGTTAATATCTACAAGTTAATTCGTGATCAAAAACACTATGATGAACTAATGGCTAAAGAAACACCGTGGCATAGATTAAAAGATAGAACATTCTTTGAGCAGGTTATACACATTGGTAATCATTTTGATCTATTAGGTAATTTAGAAATAGACACAATACCAAGAATGTCAATGTTTCTAGCTCTGATTAGACCAGGTAAAAGACATTTACTAGGCAAGACCTGGAAAGAAATTTCAAAAGATATCTGGACACAAACAGAAGATCAATACTTCTTTAAAAAGTCACATTCAGTTTCTTACGCTGTATTAGTATCATTACATATGAAGTTATTAGATGAAAGTTTACATACACGAGAGCAGTAGACTCAAAGGCATTTACGATCATGCCGACGAGTATACCACAGCTGAACTACCTACACTTCCTAGTGACTCAATAAAAATAATTCCAGTATCTACATACTGTAAAGAAAGTCGCGAACATATAGAATATATTAAGCACACAAGCGAACACATTATACTAGAGAATTGCGTAGAGGGGTCTAGTACGCTTTTAAGACACCTAGATGTTGATGGTTTATTAAGGCCAGCACTTGCTAAAAAGTTTAGTATTATATGCTCAGGAGAGATGCCAGAGCAAATGAATTCATTGAACATCGAATACTTGATGTATCTAACAGGATGTAGCAATCAGGATCTAAAACATCTAATGATCCGTACTGAAGAAAGACCCTATACATTTCAATTTCTTAACAACAGAGTACGTCAACATAGAAGTAAATTAATTGAAGACTTAGGTCAACGCAACTTATTACAAGATGCCCTATGGTCAAATCATAATATGGGAGAGAAAAAAGAAGGACATCAATTACCTAACGGATATGACGACAGCGGTACTAACTCTGCTAGTTTAATATCTTGGGATAAATGGAAAGCAGGAAAGATTGTGACAGATCAATATACTGACTCATACTTTTCAGTGTTTGCTGAAAGTACGGTATTACATAGATATGCTTTTATAACTGAGAAAACTTGGAAACCAATCATTGCTGGACACAGCTTTTTAGCATTAGCAAGTGAAAATCACTATGATAGATTACATCAACTAGGATTCAAAACATTTAACGGAGTCATCGACGAAAGCTTTGTGTCTTCAGACAATTGGGAAGACAGAGAAAAACAAATAGTTAAAGAAGTTGAAAGGCTGATTGCGTTAGATCTTGATCAAGTAGTTAGAGACAGTCAGAAGACTTTAGATTATAATATTAATCATTTCTGGAAGTTATGGGAAAACTATTCTGAAGATACTATTGAAAAACTTAATAAGTTTATCGATCTACTCTACGTACAAGTGTAATTGATTTTTTCTTCGTTCGTTTTTTTGCTAGGTTACTAAGACTAATTGTTGGGCCTGAAAGTATTTCAACATCTTTATTAACAAATGTCTGTAGGTAAGGTCTAAACTGTGCCCATTCTTCACGTAAAAATATATTAATAGGAATAGTTCTATTAGACTCCCACCACCATACATTAGCAAGCTCTAAGAAACGTTGTTTAAGCTTTATGTCAACAATACGCCCAAAGTCGTAAAGAGTAGTGACAGTAGCGTCTCGATTCTGCACAATACCAACATATTCTGCGCCGGCGTAATATACTACTGTGACAAATGGATATTTGTCTGTTAACTCTTTAAAAAATTCACTGCTCATTTATCGATAAATACTCTATATGTTTACAACTCAAGTCTATTTATATAAGCAAAAGCACCAGGTGGTATTACGTGACACCACTCAGGCCCTAACATCAATGAGGTATAATCCCGTGTACGCAAAAAATTTAAAATTACACAAAGGCACAGACAATGTGCTAGTGTTTACATTCGTTAATCAGGATCAAAAACCTGTTAATAATTCTACAGCAACTTTTACATTCAGGTTAATTAATAGAGAAGGCAATGATTTAATTCTTGCAAAAACAATGACTGCGATCGATGCTACTAAAGGTACTGCGTCAGTTACTGTTACAGAACAAGACTTAGATGCAGTAGATATACAAAAAGCACACTATTCAATTGAACGCAGTTTGTCAACTAGTGATCTTAACGATGCAGTGTTTGTTGATGATCATCTTGGCGGCAGAGGAGTTGTTGAAATATTAGATTCAATTATGCCAGAGCATACTGAAAGTCAAACAGTTACTATTCCAGACTTTTTAGACAGCGAAGGTGAAACTACACACTATTCAAGTGAATGGCAAGGAACAAATGATTTACAAACCTTACAATACAAACTTAATGCCTTTACTGGTAACATACAAGTTGAAGGAGCAACATCCGACGATGAACTATGGTATAACTTAGGCAGTGAAGTTTCTTTATCAGCATCTAGCTCAACCGGATATATAAACATATCAGGCTATCACCCATACCTTAGATTACGTATTGAGGAAACAAGTGGTAGTGTTTCAGAACTAAAAGTTAGATAAATTGAATATAAAAAAATTAGCAGTATTTGGTGACAGTTGGGTATACGGCGACGAGCTAATAGACCCTGCACTTGAAACTCAGGAATGCTGTTCACATCTCAACAACAATTATAGACTAAGTCATAGCTTTAGTGGACTTCTAGCAAAAGAACTTGGTGTACATTACGAAAACTACGGCCACCCTGGCGGTAGCTTACAGAGTGCTATTTGGACATTCCTTTGGTTTTTAGAAAATACAGATTGGAGTGACACGGTCTGCATCGTTGGATTGACAGGTTCAGATAGACAAAGTTGGTTTAATCCAGAACACGAGCATATGGGAAACGATGATCCTGAGTGGAACAAGCTTATACATTCTACTTGGGTAAACTTTGGTAGTGACGTTGTTCCTAAAGTGTGGCAAGATTTTGGCAAACAGTATCTTACACTAAGTCATGATGATCAACTATCAAAATATAACTATCAACAGGCAGTTTACTTTTTTGACGGCATAGCTAAAACTAAAAACATTCCATTAGTACAGTTTAACTTATATGATCCAGGCACGGTGATCAATGGCTGTGACACACTATTATGGCCTGAACAGAATATGCAGAAACGACTGTTAGACAGACCAGACGTTAAACAAATATACGCACCAGGAAAGCACCCAAATGAACTTGGTCACCAAATTATATCAAAAGAGTTGTTACCCAAAGTAAATGATGCTATACTAACTTAATGTTAGACATTACGACTGTTATACCTACTAAACACAAACGCACAGCCGGAGGTTGGGTATCGTTTAATGCTGTCTGCTGTGAACATAATGGTGAAAATAGAGACAAAAGACAGCGTGGTGGTATCAAACAGAATGGAGATGATTGGTCGTATCACTGTTTCAACTGTGGATACAAAGCAAGTTTTAAACTAGGTCGTACATTAAGTTTTAAAGTGCGTAAGCTGTTAGGTTGGATGGGCTTAGATCAGAATCAAATATCTGGTATAAACTTAGAAAGTCTAAGACATAAAGATCTAGCAGAACTAGCAAAAACAAGAAAGAGTGTAGAAGTTAAAGTTACATTTGAACGTAAAGACTTACCCAATGAGCTACGCTTGTTAAAAACTAGTGATAGCAAATATATAGAATATCTGCGTGATAGAAAGATTGATTGGCAGGATTATCCTTATATGATATCACCAGATGAGAAAGGACGCAACGCAAATCGTATAGTAGTTCCATATACATTTGAAGGTGATGTAGTAGGATGGTCAGCACGTTATTTAGATAATCGTATTCCTAAGTTTATCAATGAACAGCAACCAGGATATGTGTTTGGATTAGACTTACAACAGGAACATTGGACACAGTTGATTGTAGTAGAAGGATTGTTTGACGCACTCAGTGTTAATGGTGTAGCTGTATTACATAACACAGTCAATGACAAACAAGCACAGATTATTAAACAACAACGTAAGCAAGTAACAGTGGTACCAGATCAAGATGAAGCTGGGCTAAAACTAATTGATCGTGCTGTTGAACTAGGATGGGCAGTAAGTATTCCGGACTGGCCTGAACACATCAAAGATGTTAATGATGCTGTAAAACATTATGGTAAATTGGGTACATTGATAACTATTATGAACACTAGAGAAACTAGTAAAATTAAGATAGAATTGGCTAAAAGAAAACTTGTTAAAAAAGTCAAATAAAGTATAATTAAACATATGGCAAATACAAAAGAATATACAGTAGATATGCAAAGACTGTTCTTGGAGATGATGCTTCAAGACGCACAGAGTTATACTCGTGTTCAGAATATCTTTAATCCTGAAAACTTTGATCGTAGCTTACAATCAAGTGCGGCTTTTATAAAAGAACACTGTGATAAACATAACACTATGCCTGATATGAAACAGGTAACGGCTGTTACTGGTGTAAAATTAACTCCGTTAGAAGAAGCAAAAGACGGACACTTTGATTGGTTCTTGGAAGAGTTTGAAGGCTTTACTAGACGTCAAGAACTAGAACGTGCTATTCTTAAGAGTGCAGACTTGTTAGAGAAAGGTGATTATGATCCAGTTGAAAAACTAGTTAAAGAAGCAGTACAGATTAGTTTAACAAAAGATATGGGTACAGATTACTTTGATGATCCTAAAGCAAGACTGTTGGCTATCAAGTCAAGCAACGGACAGGTGTCAACGGGTTGGCCAATGTTAGATAGATTATTGTATGGTGGATTTAACAGAGGTGAACTACAGATATGGGCAGGTGGTTCAGGTTCGGGTAAGAGTTTGTTTATGCAGAACTTGGCAGTTAATTGGGCAATGCAAGGAATGAATGGCTGTTATTTGACACTAGAATTGAGTGAAGGCCTATGTGCTATGCGTATGGATAGTATGATGACTAATACTTCATCAAAAGAAATATTTAAAGACATTGACAATGTTGAAATGAAAGTTAAGCTGGCAGGTAAAAAAGCAGGACACTTACGTATTAAGTATATGGCGGCACAGTCAACTGTTAATGATATTAGAGCATACATGAAAGAGTTAGAAATACAAACAGGCAGTAAACCAGACTTCTTATGTGTTGACTATTTAGATTTGTTAATGCCTGTGAGTGCTAAGGTTAGCCCAAATGACTTGTTTGTTAAAGACAAGTACGTGAGTGAAGAACTACGTAACTTAGCAAAAGAATTAGATATTATATTTGTTACAGCATCACAGTTGAACAGGTCAGCTGTAGAAGAAGTAGAGTTTGATCACAGTCACATCGCAGGTGGATTGAGTAAAATTAATACTGCTGATAATGTGTTTGGTATATTTACATCAAGAGCAATGCGTGAACGTGGTAGATATCAAATACAGTTAATGAAGACAAGGTCAAGTTCAGGTGTTGGACAGAAAGTAGACTTAGAGTTTAACATAGAAACATTGAGAATCACTGATGTAGGTGAAGAAGGACAAAGTGATTACGGTAGAGAAAGTCCAAGTGGTAGTAAGATTATGGACTCAGTTAAATCTACTACCAGTACTGTAAATGTTGCAGACAACAGTGACAAAGAAGATCCAAAGATACAAGCTGACGTACAAAGTAGTAAATTAAAAAGTATGCTCACACAAATCAAACAGAAGTAATGTTTATCGAAGTTGTAAATTTTTTGCCTGAAGAGTTAGTAGATGAACTAGTCGAGTTTAGTCAACAACCTGATATTCCGTGGGAACTTCAAGAAATGCAAGAAAATTTACCTAGGCGTAAAATATCTTATTTACTAGACAGTCCTGTAGAAACAGTTCACAACCACTTTCAATCACTTTCTATGTTTAGTCATTTAAATTTTATGGGTGTCACATTGTGGAAGGACGAAGAGAACTTTTGGATGGCACAACATTTAGACAATGACAGAGTAAAAGTAGCAGTTCAGATATATCTTGATAATAGAAACAGCCCAGGAACACAGATTGGAGATAGATTGGTCAGTTACGGACGTAATCGTGGATACATAATGTATAACAACCCCGACATGTTGCACGGTGTTCCTAAACAAATTCCACATGAGGGTAGGCTAAGTGTCTATGCACTATACGAATGATTCCGTATCATGACATAAAACATATCCACCTAGAAATATCTAGTCTATGTAATGCTCGTTGTCCACTATGCCCTCGTAACTTCCACGGCTATCCCTACAATGATGGATACATAGAAAGAAACCTCACACTTCAAGATGTCAAACATATATTCCAACCTACGTTTATAAAACAGTTAACAGGAATAATGATCAATGGTAACTTCGGGGACTGTGTTATGAATACAGAAACTCCAGACATCATTGAATACTTTAAAACACACAGTCCTAATATTAAAATAGATGTAAGTACCAATGGCGGTGCACGTCCTAAACAGTTTTGGCAACGGTTAGCTGAGCTAGATGTTCACGTGCTATTTGCATTAGACGGGTTAGCTGATACACATTCTATATATAGGCAAGACACAGTGTATGAAACAGTATTAAAAAATGCTAAAACTTTTATTGAAGCAGGTGGTCAAGCTACCTGGAAGATTATTCCATTTGATCATAATCAACATCAAATCGAAGCTTGCCAAGAACTGAGCAAGCAACTTGGATTTAGTGACTTCATCTTAACAGATCAAGGTAGAGACACTGGAGTTGCTGTTGACAAGAAAGGCAAGGTGGTTAACGTGTTAGGCAAACCTAAAAAGATTAACTTTGAACAACTATTACAATCTAAAAAGACAGATGAGGTAGTATTAGAAGATCTTAACCCTGTGGTCAAAAACATAACCTGTGAAGTAAAGAAAAGTAAATCAATATATGTAACATCAACAGGAGAAGTATATCCTTGTTGTTATACTGGCTTTTATCCTAGAACATATGGTCATGGTCAGTACTACGAAGTAGTTAATCAACAGTTGAGAGATATTATTAAACCTAACAATGCGTTAGAAACTTCATTACAAGAAAGCATTACTTGGTTTGATAGTGTTGAGGAAAGCTGGAATAAGTCAAACTTTAAACAAGGCCGCTTACTGATATGTAATGATGTATGCGGTTCCTGATAAATACTATCACTAACGAGAATTTAACCATGCAAAAAAAGACTAGAAGTATATTAGACGAGTTAAATGACTTGCACATTACCAAAGATAAAAATCATCTTGTTGAAAGTCGTGCGAGTAACATCATACAAAGTGCTATAAATCTGTTTGAACAGATAGATGCCGCGTATGAACGTGATCAGGCAGATGACCTACAACGTAAGTTTATTAATGCACTACGTCATCGAGATGCTAAGAAATTCTATAGATCAGTGAGACGTAAAGATGAAGATTAATGAAATCACAGAAGCTCCAAAATTCTTAGATAAACTTGTTGGAGCAACTAAAAAAGCATATCAAGGTTATACACAAAGTAGAGACATTCGTGTAAACTCTCAGGCAATATCTAATATGTCTCAGGTAGCTTCAAGAGCATGGGGCAAAGAAAAACAACGCCTAGAAAGAATTAACGATTACAATCCTCTAACAAATAAACAACTAACAGACCAGTTAACTAAATGGATAGATAACAATCTATTAGGATCGTATCAACTAAAAAGTACAAGTGGAGATTTTCAAGGATTAGTTGGTGTTTTAATACAAGCAATTATAGACGACCCAAAACAAACACAAGCCGTATTCAGTAAATTATTAACTAACGCAAGTAAGTTAGCATTAGACCCAGAATCAGAACCAGCACGTGATCCACAGCCTGGTCAGTCTGCTGGTAATAACACTGCTCCGTTTAAAGTTGCTAACAACATTGCCACAGCTGGCAACATGGAATTAAATCTTAAAGACCCACAACAACGACAAATATACGATAGAATTAGAGATGAAGTTGCTAAAGGCGACATAAAGGTATGATAATACTTGAGGGCGGTAACGTATTCAAAGACGAGAAAGGTACAGCGTTAACTAAACGTATCAATCTTGCTGACGTTAAGCCTACTGTTAAGCATTTGGAATCGTTAACAGGACTTCCTTTACTAGATAACATGCTAGGATCAACAGGCAAAAAACCTACCTCAGGTGACTTAGATCTTGCAGTAGATGCAAAAAAATATACCAAAGATGAAGTATACAACAAATTAATTGCAAAAGGTGTTGATCAAAAAGATTTAGCTAAATCAGGCGACTCAGTCCATTACAAGTGTCCAATCAACGGTGATCCAATGAACGGATATGTGCAAGTTGACTTTATGTTTGGTGATCCTAAATGGCAACAATTTGCATTAAATGCAAGTCCTGAATCAGAATTCAAAGGAGTACACCGTGCAATACTATTAGCTAGCATTGCCAAAGCAAGAGGTATGAAATGGTCATACAAATACGGACTAGTATCAAGAGAAACAAACAAAGTTATTTCAAACGATCCTGAAGAAATTGCAAAAATGCTAATAGGTGGAACACGTAAAGATTTAGCAAGTGTGGAGTCAATTAATGCACAAGCAAAAAAGAATAACGACTACGAAGAACTAGTAGCAGATGCAGTAGAATATTTTGCAAAAGAAGGATTAGTACTTGAAGACGCAAACAACGCAAACTTTTTAGCAAGGTTAAGAGATCGCATTGTTAATCAAGGTATGCAACTAATTATTGAGTCAGCTCGCATAGCACATCCAGAAGATATGATATTTGATGGCGGAGCAAAAGGTGTATTAAAAGCTATTGAAGATTTGAAAACATTACCTCAACAAGCCAAAGACATTACAATTAAATGGGACGGTAAGCCAGCAATTATATTTGGGCGAGATCAAGACGGGAAATTTGTATTAACAGACAAGTCAGGCTTTACTGCCAAAACATATTCAGGAACAGCACGTTCTCCAGAAGAACTAGAAAAAATTATGAAAATGCGTGCAGGCGATCGTACAGAATTAATCAATATGTATAAAGCTCTATGGGCTCCATTAGAAGCACAGACACCAAAAGGATTCCAAGGATACTTTATGGGTGACTTGTTGTATACCGGCACACCAAATAAAAAAGACAATAGCTATCAGTTTACTCCAAACACTGTAACATATTCAGTTAATGCTGATACAGACTTAGGTAAACAGATTGGAAATAGTAAAGCTGGTATTGCAGTACATACATTTAAAACTGGTCCTGAAGATAGCGGACAACCATTTAATGCTGTAGATAAATTACCAACAGGTCCTATATTGTTTGTAGGTCCTAAAATGAAAGACACACCTAAATTAGATGTTCCAGAAGCTAAGTTAGATCAAATAGCAAATAAAGTAAAGCAGAATCAACGTGCTATCGATAACTTCTTTATGCCTGCAACACTACAGCAGTTACAGTTATCAAACTTACCAGCACTTATGAAACAGTATGCTAACTTTAAAGTAAGAGAAGGTAACTTTAACAATATGGGCAATAGCTTTTTAAGCTGGGCAGTAACAAAAGTTTCAAAACCTAAAGCACAACGATTAGAACAATATGTAAATGAAAACAAACAGGTAGTTGACTTAATATTTAAAATCTTTAATGCTATCGCTGTTATTAAAACACAGGTAGTTAGAGCATTAGATCAACAGGGTGGTGGTATCACTGCGTCAATAGATGGCGAGTCAGGACATGAAGGTTATGTAGCCGGCGGACTTAAATATGTTGATAGACTACGTTTTTCAAAATCAAACTTTGCGAAGAATATATAATGGACTTTATTAAAGACATAACAGAATCAAGAATGTATCGTAGGTTAGGACAGCTTACTGGTAAATCAGTAGATGAAATAGCTAGACAAACGTTTACACATTTATTAATGTTAAAATCACTATACGATTTAGATAAGCCTAAAGCTGTACAATATGCTCAAAACATAGTAACTAATTTAAACTTCAATGGCTTTAGAGCATCAATGCCGGATTTATATAACATGTTAGTTATGATTATTGATCAGCACAAGTATGCTGACAAATTATATAACAATTGGAAAATAACTATACCAGAATTGCGTATCAAACGTGTGTTTAGATCTATGGCACAGGGCGAACTAGACTCCAATGACTTCGCACAACTGATGTTAATCCTACAACGTAAGTTTCCAGGACTAGACGGTGATCAAATGCGTATGCGAAGAATGGTACAAAATACTACAAAAGCAACAGAATCAGACCGTAAATGGATGTACAAGCGACTTATACAAATGTCAAGAAGACAGATTAATTCAGACTTACACCAGTTATATCAACAAGTTAGTAGTGCCAAACTAGCCTAATAATTTTACCAAAATGGACTAAATAAGTGTAGGGACAACACGATCCCACTTATTAGGAGAAACATATTATGGCAGTAGTAACAAGAGTACATCCAGTAGCAACAACACTTGGTGTCGAAACAGCAGGTAATTTACAATTTTTCACAGTAGACTATATCGTAGACGTATCTGGTAAAACAGGTCCTGAGTCAGCACAAGCGGCGGCAATTAAAGCAATTCAAGATAC